TGCTAAAGGGAGAACGCAGTTATGATAGAACAAAGTCGTCGGGAAGAATTACAGGTTACTCTAAACGAACTCGAACGAACCAAGCCGAAGGTACTTATCATTGACGATGTTATAATGGTTCTCAGTGATAAAGCCCTTGTCATAGTCGGAGACAACAATAGCTTTGAACGGATCGTTAGGTGTATGATGCCTATCAATCCACGCCTGTATCTGTTCATGGGTAGTTTCATCAGCCCATTCGCCTGTTGTCTCTCTATCCACGCGGAGTAACGGGTGACTCCCGGCAAACATGCGATGCTTGAGTGTTGTCACTCTCGGTGAACCTTCTACATCAAATATGACACATTCTACAATCTCCGCGCTACGAATCATCTGGGTTAATTGTGTTCCGGTGTCGTCATAGCCAACCCCGTAGATGAGATGTGGACGACCACCGAGACGTTTGATGATGTTAGCGACATGCGCCGCGCCTCCGAGGAAGTGCTGTGTAACCATCGACTCTAGGATAGGCACGGGTGCTTCAGGTGATATGCGACTGATTTCGCCATAGGTGTATTTATCTACCATTGCATCGCCAATGATAAGTACCTTCGGCTTGGTTCGTTCGAGTTCGTTTAGAGTAACCTGTAATTCTTCCCGACGACTTTGTTCTATCATAACTGCGTTCTCCCTTTAGCAGTACCCTTTCCCTTTAACCACACAAAGGAATCTAACGTAATCATCATCACGCTAGACCCCTTCATGAGCGTTCTGATTTACTTTCAATCAATCACGTCAGCACGATAAGTAATAACCGGACCGATTAAACCGCGAGAGAGTGAATTCGTTCCAACGAACTTTGCGGAGATAATGCTCTCTGCTGTTGAAACTGCAAGTGCTAGACTCAACATACCGCTCAACGTAGCAATCGAAACATGAACACCACGTTGGATTAAAGTTCCAGTCGTCCAACCTGTAATTGTTGCCTGACAGATCTTTGTAGCGATTGTAGTCCCTGCCGGGTATTTCCAGATTTCAAGGCGCATGGAATTGGTACTTGGAACGCCGGACACAACCGTTTGCTGTGCAAAGAAACCGAATTGACGGAATCTCAGTCTGCGGTCATGTTGAAAAAGGAGAAATTCATTGGTAGCAGCAGCAGGTATGCTTGTTGAACCGGACAATGGAATCGGAATGCTCTCCTTGTACTCCAATCCCGAAAGCGGTTTTGGTGTTGTTGCTGTTGTTCCAAAAGCCATTTCAACTTACCTCCTGATTTTTTATGTGGGAACGTTTACGCCAGCACCTACCGTTGTTTCGCCACTCGGTAACATTTGCTGGAAGTCACGCCTGTTCGTAATGACGATAACATTCTGACCCGTCTCGATGTCATTGGCTTGCTCGATAGTGTCTTCACGTCGGTGAGCCAATCTGAATTGTCGCTTATTGACATAGACGAGACCTGTCAAAGTACCAGCCCCCGTGTCAATACCGGACGAATTGAGCGTGTTCGTATATTTGTCAGAAACGATGACAGGTCTACCGTACCATTGGTTTACAACCCCGTTCACATTGGTAGGCAACTGAATTTTATCCATCGTTTCAACCTCATCGAACGCGAGCAACTTAAAGTAAGATGTATTCGACAAGATCCAAATGCCTTCACTCACGACAGCCGCATACTTGCCCATTTTGTTCATTATTTCAGTTCCATCGCTGTACTCATACGCTGTCGAGCCAGATTGAACATCAAAAGTTGCAGACTCTCTATTAGCAATGAAACGGAAACCCTTCCACCCTTTCCTGTGGTCATCGGGTGCTACGATTTTGGTATCAAAATGGACGGCTGAATCATCACCGTTGAGCAAGGTATCGTCAAGTGCTTCTGCCATTGCTCTAGGTATCAATTCATTTCGTAACGTCGGAACGAATGCACCGATAGCGTCCTCGGTCAACTTACGAGTCATGCGCACACGACCCGCTAGTTCAACAGTCGAGAATGTAATGACATTTTGACCGGGAGTTGACGAGCGGATTTTTGATGCCGGATCAGAGGTAGATTCACCTCGAATATACATCGTAATGCCCGTATCCAAGAATGGCCAGTGAAACGGATCTTGAGGAAGCTCAATCGACGGCATGAATTGACCACCAATCAAAAGAATCTGTTGGTAGAATGTCAACATCTCTGCCGACCAACCTTCAGGGACCCAATTAGTAGGGCTGCCAACAATAGACAACACCTTGCCTAGACCTGACTTCTCACAGAACTGTTCATACTGGTTCCAGATTGATGGACATTGCCAAGGTTCTTTATCTGTCAGTCCTTTATAAATCTTTAACTTGTCGCCCCACTCTTGAAGCTCATGGATAAATTCATCATCGGTCGGTGAACCGATGGCTTTCTCAAGCAAGGCTTTTACAACCTGTGGCGGTGTGTAGTCATTGATCTCCTTGAAGATGAGATCTGCCGCGACTTTTTCAGCAATAACGGTCTGTCCACCCGGCGTAGTGTGCATAATCGGAATAGGATTAGCACGGGCATGTTCGCGGGTGATTCGTTGCGCGTGAACCATCTGACGCTCGGCGATCTCTTGACGTTCGGCGATAGTTTTATATTCGCCAGAAAGCAGTTTGACCGCCTGTGTCAGTTCCAACATGCTCTTTCTCAGGTCAGTAATCTCACCGACTTTAACCTGCACGGTCGGTCCCAATGCCGGATCTATCGCAGCTACTGGTTGAGCGGGTTGAACTACTGGTTGAGCGGGTTGAACAATCGGTGGTACTCCGGGAGCTGAAACTGGCTTAGCGACCGCATTCGGATCGAGTGTGACCGTTTTTTCGCCAACAGTCAACGTGATTGGTCCGGATTGGGGAAGTGGTTCATTCCCTATAATCGGAACTGCTGAATACCCATTAGCATCAGTTGTAAAACCCGTCACAAACGCCGGTGTCTGTTCATTAGGCTTTCCTTCTGGTTGTCCGCCCACTCCCGGATCGGAGATGACGGACGCAAGAAGCAATTGCGCCAATAATGTTGAAGACATGAGTTTGCTACCCTCCTACATTTAAGCTCTGATGACTGCATAAATTTCCTCCCTTGAGTTAAAGTTAAGTGGCTGTAAGCGATTGTACGGTTTCCCGTATTTCTGAAGTCAAATCAGCCAATGAAACAATCGGAATTTCTGGTGGAACAACGACTGATGGTTGGACTTCTGATGGAGTTACTGGTTCAGTAGGTATCTGATTATCCACCGATGTAGTGCTCGGCTGTAAAGCCGTCCCGATAGCATCACCGATGGTGATTTCTACCTGCTGGACATTTGAGAATGTCACGACTTCATTTTCATCAATCTGGTAGTCGGCAACATACCACAAATCAAAGTCATCAGCAAAGCAGATAACCATTGTGTCCGTTGTGCCTCGTAAGAAGAGATTGTCCCAATCACGTAATCCAAGCACAACCTTGAGATCGGGCAACGACATTCTGATGTCCCTTTGCATTCGCTCATAAGTGCCGGGAAACGTAAAAACACCGAAGAATTTTTCAATTTCGTCTGATGTTCGCTCGAACTGCGCTGATTGGTGACTGACGACACCGCCATTTAGCTCGTCTTTTGCATCAGGCAAGCGCACGATGGTGTATGAGCCTTGGCTAACATTATCACCTATCATCAACGTCTCAACATCGTCATCCCACAACATGAGCAACTGCTCAATTTTATCGGCGTTGGGTTCGTCAGCCTTTTCAGTGGTAGGTAAAGCGATGCCTCGTTGTGCCAATTGCGCACGGTATTTCTCGGCTATTTGATGATTGCTACCCATTGCATGAGTCACAGCACGGCTAACCATTGCTACGTTACCATCACAGACAGGGCATGGTGTTAAAGCCTCGCCATGTATATCGTAGCAGGTCATGTGACCGCACTTTTGTGTCTCTGGAATTTCAATTAGAGCCTCGATAAACTTATGAAAAAACGGATCGATTTCAGGCGATTTATAGGCTTTCGCCAACGCTTCGCGGTTTGACGGTATATTGACCAATGAATGTTCTAGCTTTTCACTCAACTGGAATGTTCGTCCCTGTTGGGCTTCAAGTTTGTCTTGAGGTCTGCTAGACCATTTTAACGGTAAAAACCCCACGGAAACCGCTCGCATAAAGCCCTTACTATAAAGCCGCCATAACAACGCCGAAAAATCGCTCTCTTTTGCGGCGAACTGATCAGTGACTGAGAATTCTTCGTCCGTAATCTTGTGCGCTGTCATCTGAGCGACGGCTGGAATCTTATGGTCATGTGCAAACAGCACCACAGGATTATCAAGATACACTTGCAAATGTTTCTCGAATGACCGAGGCAACACCAGCTCTGAATCCCTGTCAACCACTCGGCGCGTGATAACGAAGTCCATTGAAAAGTTGTCATCATCTATCGCCTTCGCTTCGAGAGAGACTTTGCGACGATATAACCCTTTCTCGATTGCTTTGTTGATTGCGGCATGCCGTTCTGAGTCAGACAAGTTAAGACCGCCTGTCACCAACGAGCGTATCACACCTGTTAAAGCCTGAATCTGTTCTGGGGTCACGGTTTGTTTGACACCTCCCTTATTTTCATTTGCATTGAGCGCGGCAAGCTGACGATTCGCTGAGATACGGGTTGAATGACACCCCATTAACCGATTGTTATTTCGCTGTACGACCGCATAGCGTTTGCTTGCAGGTCAGCGAGAGTCATTCAATCTAACGTTCCAAGGCATCGGTTTTCCTTTTTATCTATCGTTAAATCGCGCCATATTGCGCTGTATTGATATAACACCAATCGGGTTTAGCGGACAGTGTGAGCAAGACACCAAATACCTTTAGCGATGTCTCATTTATCTATCGTCCAAGATTTTACCCTAGCAGGTCTAAAGCCGTAACGTCCACGATAGGTAGCACCGTACATCGACAGTTGGCTATCTCTCTGACAGGAGCGCGCGGGTCGCCCGGAAATCGCATGATTGAACCACCCACGACAAATGTTCCTGTCCGGCTGGTTGTTTGTCCATCGGCAGCGACATGCGTGGAGCGCACCCTGCTATCTCTCGATGATCGCCACTCAATTCGGGGTACTACATCGGGGTATTGCTCGAATGCTAACCGTTGTCCCCCATTGACGATGCCAGCCGACTCTGTACGAGCAATTAACTGTGCTCGGTGCTTCGTACCCCGAATTGTACCGTCAAAAACCTTCTTAATCCGATTGGTGAGGTCGTTGATATTCTCACCCTCTCTAAGCCATTCCCTAATCTGACGGCGAAGTTGATCTATTGTAGTGTCGGTTACCTTCTGCGAGAATGCAATCGCCTTTTCTTCGACATAAAACAAAACATTAGGATTCAATACATCAAATCCCGCCTTGATTCCTGCCTGTTTTAACCCAAATTCTCCGGCGAGTCCTATCTGTGTGTTAAACTCAATGCTCGCCGCTTCCTCAAAAATAGCGACTTCACCCGCACGGCTCTGGATTATGTCACCTTCAATATCGGTCGGTGCTTTGCTGATACCCGATTTTTGAAATGAAGTCCTA